ATGATATGCGTTGCACCTGGAGACAGATTGCCCAGCGAATGCAATTCAGCGAATGCAAAGTGCGTCACCTTTACACACAAACAAAACCCCTATGAATGTTACCAAAGAACTTGTGAGACAATTGCTTGAGCAATATCCACAGACAAGAGACAACGACAACCTTTTGATGTCAATGATTTGGCGTAAGGAATCAAATCTGTTTAACTTCTTCCATCGTTTGGAATCAGGCAAATTAACACCAGCGGAAACCATTCGCAGATGCCGTCAACGGTTGCAGTTAGATCACCCAGAATTGCGAGGTACGATGTATGAGCTGCGACAAAAACATCAAAAAAAAATCCTAACAGAACTGGGATACAAAACAAAACCATAAGGTAAAAACAAAATGTATAACACACAAACAGCGTCAATGGTGAAGAGCAGTAACCACACGCAGAAAGACACAACGGTAAACACCGTAATGAAAACAAATGACTATTCAAAATTCACAAAAATTGTGGGGAATAGAAATTTAAATCGCTTACATTCAAAAAGATTGAAAGCCAGTATTGAAGAATGTGATTTGTTATTTGCAAATCCAATTTTGGTCAACGACAAGTATGAAATAATTGATGGACAACATCGGTATGAAATATGTGTTGAATTGAAAAAGCCAATTTATTACATTCAATGTGAAGGTCTAAATTTAAATGAAATTCAAATTTTAAATGCCAATAGCAAAAATTGGAAATCGGAGGATTACATAAATGGCTATTGCGATTTAAATCTTCCTGAATACATTTGGTTAAGAAGTTTTTGCAACAGATATTCATTAAGTGCTGAAATTGGTGCTATCATTTCAAATGGTGCTTCAAACAATAGTGAATGCATAAAAAATGGAAAGTTTGCTGCGAAGAATAAAATGAAAGCAGAGCAGATGGCAAGTGATTTAAACAATTATTTTGAATACTATGCTGGGGCTTATCGCAGAAGATTTGTTGAGGCAGTTGTTTCTTTGGATAAAATCAAAGGGTTTAGTCACGAAAAAATGATTGCAAAATTAAAATACCAATCAACCAAATTAGTGGATTGTACGAATAGCAAATCATATGTGGCATTGCTTGAAGAAATTTATAATTACAAAGAACGAGGACAAAAGTTAAGATTCTTTTAATTATATTTGTATCGTTAACTGGTATGTAGAAGATACCGAAAGTTAAAACCCTTTTATCCCTTTTGAGTTGTGTGTGCTTCTACCACCGCAATTTGAGAGGGATTTTTTTATGGCAAAAAATAAGAAATCATTTATCCTTTATTGTGATCAACAAGGGGTATTCAACAAACTCCCTGATGAAATTGCTGGGAAATTAATCAAACACATCTTCGCTTATGTGAACGATGAAAATCCACCTTGTGATGACTTACTATTGTCAATTGCATTTGAACCCATTAAAACGCAATTAAAAAGGGATTTGGTGAAATACGAGGATTACATTGAGAAACAAAGTGTTAACGGTTCAAAAGGTGGTAGACCAAAGAAAGCCAACGAAACCCAAAAAACCCAAGCCTTTTTTGAAGAACCCAAAAAAGCTGATACTGATAATGTAACTGATACTGATACTGTAACTGATAAAAAAGTATTTAAGAAACCGACCATTCAAGATGTTAAAACTTATATGAAAGAACAAGGAATGAATGACATCTCGGAAAGATGGATGTCTCATTATGAATCAAACGGTTGGTTGGTTGGTAAAAACAAAATGAAAGATTGGAAAGCATCGGTGAGAACTTGGAAATTAAATAATCTTCAAACCGAGGAAATTAAAACTAACAAACCTAAAATTGCAACCCTATGAACACAGAAAGAATCATCCTATCAAATATGCTGTTTTACGATGACGCAAAACACTTCTTACCAAGAATAAACAAGAACTGGTTTACGGATTCAATGTCAGCCAAATTGATTGAGGTTATGACAGAGATGTACTACAACAACGAAGCCATTGATTATGTTAGTTTATCCAAACACTTTGACCGAGTGCAAGTGATTGAGATTATCCAACTCCAACAACAGGCATCCGGCATCACGGATATCAAACCACACCTGATGCAGTTGGAACACGATTACATCAAGAAGCAAGTTGTTGAAGGCGTTTTGTCATTGGATGTAACAAAGGAATTGAATGAGCTTGTGACTGACATTCAAAATGTAGTTGAACGCACAACCTTTTCAACCCATAAAGAACCATCCAGTATTGTCAAGGTGACCAACAAGGTCGTTGATCAAATTGTATTCAATGCACAGAATGGCGGCAACTTAACGGGTAAGCAAACCGGATGGAGATTCCTTGACAAGTACATTGGTGGGTACAACGAAGGAGATTTGATTGTGGTTGCTGGAAGACCGGGAATGGGAAAGACGGCAATTGCTTTGACATTGACAAAGGAGTTTGCACAGATTGGAGGGAAGGCATTGTTCATTTCACTTGAGATGTCCAATGAGCAACTTGCAAAGAGATACATTTCCCTGATTGGAGACATTGCCAATTGGAAGATAAGGAACGGACAATTGAGAGAGAATGAAATACTTCAAGTGTGTGACATTGCTAACAGCCAAACGATTGAGTTCTTCATTGATGATGATGTTGATTCTCGCATCGGGCAAATCAAAGCCAAAGCCAAACTTCACAAATCAACGAAGGGATTGAACTTGCTTGTGATTGACTACATTCAGTTGATCAAAGGAACAAAGACAAACCGTGAACAAGAAATTGCAGAGATATCACGAACGCTTAAACTCCTTGCAAAGGAACTTAAAATCACGGTGATGATACTTGCACAGTTATCACGCAAGAGTGAGGAGAGAGCAGACAAGAGACCGATGTTGAGTGACCTTCGGGAATCAGGTGCAATTGAACAAGATGCCGATATCGTGATGTTTCCGTTCCGACCGATGTACTATGAGCAAGAGAAACCCGAAATGGAGGAAGCCGAGTTGATTATCGCAAAGAACAGAAACGGAGAGTGCGTCACAATCCCAACATACTTTGAAGGAATGTATACCAGTTACAAGGAAAAGATATGAAACACGGTTCATTGTTTAGCGGAATAGGTGGGTTTGATCTCGCTGCCGAATGGATGGGATGGGAGAATGTCTTTCATTGCGAGTGGATGGAGTTCCCAAGAAAAGTATTGGACTATCACTTTCCGAATGCGGATAGTCACATTGATATATGTAAAACTGACTTTAAAAAATATGCAAACACAATTGACATTCTTACAGGAGGATTCCCCTGTCAACCATTCTCACTTGCCGGGAAAAGAAAAGGCGCAGATGATGAACGCTATTTGTGGGGCGAAATGCTACGAGCAATTCAAGAGATTAAACCCAAATTCGTCATCGCAGAAAATGTCTTTGGTATCACGAATATTGATGGCGGATTGGTATTCCAGCAGGTGTGCCTTGACTTGGAAAATGAAGGGTACGAAGTTCAACCGTTTATTATTCCAGCTGCAGCCAAAAACGCACCGCACCGAAGAGATAGATGTTGGTTTATTGCCTACACCAAAAACAATGGACAATCATCAACAGAGACAATTGACAAATGGGGAGAATATAAGTCACACGACAGGTACAAAATACGGGATACATCTCACACAAATGGCACAAGCCGGGATGTTACCAACACCAAATGCAACGGATTGGAACACGGCAACAAAGCCGGAAACATACGAGGCGAGAAGACAAAGACATTCGGAAAAAGGGGTGAATCTACAAATGTCTTTGAGGCAAATGGCTGTGATGCTACCAACTCCAACTGTGATGGATTCGGCAAACAATGGAGATATGACGGCAGCCGCCAAAATGATGCAAGGTGCAACTCACCGTTCAAGTGGTCAGCCAATTCAAAAAACTTTGACAATGGAGATACATCAACAAATCTTGTCGGACAATCAACCATTGATGCAAGAATTGGCGAACAAGCCAATGTTGAAACGAACCAACTTGCCACCACAGAAGGAATTTGTAGATTGGATACGGAGTGTGACCAATTCAAAGGAATTATCAAACTTGATAGATGTGAAACTCTCAACGGTGGAACATTGGTTCAGGATGGATGCGAAGGGATTCAGTCACCCCAGCATAGAGGAATGGATAAAGATTGCGGATATATTCCCGGTAACGGAACAAATGAATTCCAGGATGATGGAGCAATCATCAATAGAATGGAAAGGTATGCTTCCAACACCAACAGCAATGGACTCAACAAACGCAACAGCAACGATGAAATCAACCCAAGTCAAAGAGGGGAGTATGCACTCTGTAACATTAACAAGAGCAATGTCAATGGGAATGTTGCCGACACCACAAGCACAGGAAGGAGAAAAGATAACAGGTTTAGAGAATCAAGATTCAATGACCAAAAGAGTGAGACAAATAACTGGGAAAACTTCCCAACTCAATCCCCGGTTTGTGGCGGAGATGATGGGATTCCCAGTGGACTGGACGGAATTACCTTTCCAAAGTGGAGAGCAGAATCCATCAAGGGATACGGCAATGCCATAGTCCCACAAATCGCGTATAGCCTTTTTGAAATAATACAAGAACTAAATGAAAATAATTGACTACCGCAGATTCAACCAACTGCGAACAAAAGCAAAGGACTTGCCAATGTACAAGGAATTCATCTCACTCGTTGAAAAGGACAAAAAGGTGCAATGCTATAACACACTCCAAGATATGCTCTTGGATGCGTTTAAATGGGATAAAACGCCACAAGGTCACGAGTACTGGCAATCCGTCTATGATTCAATCGTACTTGAGGAACATCCAAAATGCCCAAAGTGTAATCAACTTGGGAAGGTGTGGTTGCTGAAAACCGTAAACAAGCACAAGTGTAACAAATGCAAAATAACATTTTAATGAACCCATATCAAGAAACCCACAACCTAAAGCAAGAAATTCGCAGATTGCGTTTACAGATTGCCGACATAACCGTCAAACACGACAAAGAAATTAAAAGGCTTAAACAAGAAATCATTCAACCCAAGTGCGATTTGAATAGCATTGATGCTGACTGGACAGATGCGATGAGGGTTTGTTGTCAAGCCTACGATGTGACACCTGATCTTGTGATTTCATCCTTGAGAAAACAATCGGTGGTGTATGCTCGTCATATGTTCTCCTTCCTTTGCCGTAAGCACTTGAAGATGACATTCTCATCAATTGGCTATATATTGGGGAGAGATCATTCCAGCGTGATGAATGCCATCAATGTGTTTGACAATCTAATTACACACGACAAAACCACACGACAGACCTATGAAACATCCGTTCAGTTATTGGGTGATTACTTGCACCAAAGGACTCTCGTCATCGATTCACATCTTGTATGAGGAGGATCAGGTGATAAGATGTCAAAAAAAATACGAAAAAGATGGTTATATTTGCATTATTGAAAAGAAAAATTGAATAAGGATGCCATCATATTGGAACTCTCCAAAGCCGATTGGCTGAAGAAAGCAACCAAGAACATTGCCAAAAACAATGAGTTGGCGAGGGAGTTGTATCAATTTTACTTTTTAACCATCCTTGAGAAACCTGATGAACAAATTGAAAAAATATACAGAGACGGATACATCCAGTTTTGGTCAATCCGTCTTTTATACCTTTGTATCAACGGCAACAGGCATCCCTTTGGCGAATCAAGAATATATGATCAACAGGATGTTTACGAGCTTGACTTCGCTGAGGAGATTGACTTACTGGATGACAGAGAGCAAACGGAAGGAATTGAACTTGAACGAATCAACAAAATAAACCAAGTAACAGAATCAGCATATTTCTATGAACGAGAACTTTTCAAACTATGGTGTTCAGGAATGTCAGCAAGGGCAATCCATAGGAAGACCGATATCTCCGTTCGTGAAGTGCTGCGAGTGATTAAACTAATGAAGGAAAGATGTATAACGAAATAATTGGAATCGCTTGTTTAAGCATCATCATCGTAAACTTTGGCAAACCAGCCGATCTTCTTAAACGCTATCTGTACGGTAGTGACTATTCCAAATGGAAGCGAATGAAACCACTTGACTGTGCGTTCTGCTTGTCGTGGTGGTTGGGCTTGTCCTTTTTCTTGTACACCTATGGTTGGGTGGGGATACTTTACGCATCCATCGCAACTGTGATTGTCGCACTCCTTGAAACAAAACTATGAGCAACATTGAATTCATACTATCACTCCAACCGTTGTACGACAACTGGAAGAAAACACAAGTATTTGCACCATCACCAGAACAAGGGGCAATCCTAAACAATGTCCACCGTGAAATCTTCGGAAGGAACTTGCCGAATTGCAGTACTTGTGTGACCGAAGCCTTGCACTCACTTTTGATATGGGCAAACCAACAACAAGAAGCCATCACCAAAGCACAACTTGCCGATGATGAGCAGAAACCAAAGAGGAGAAGAAAGAATGAGCAATGAAGAAACACACAATGACATACCTAAACCATTTTGGATATGACATTAGTGACTTCATCCCTTGTGAGGTGTGTGGCAAAACTGCCGTGGACATCCATCACATTGAAGCGAGAGGAATCGGAGGGAGCAAAGAGGCAGACAACATTGAAAACCTGATGGCATTATGTCGTGAGGATCACATCAAGTTTGGAGATAAGAAACAATACAAGGAGTGGTTGAAATCCATTCACGAGCAAAGATTGTCAATGGCTAAATAAATTCGTAATTAATTCGTAAAATGGCAACACAAGTACCAGGAAGAAACGGAGGAACTTTGACACGACCTGACAAAGGTGAAGTGTTGAATCCGAACGGCAGACCAAAGAAGCTCATCACATTGATGAAGGACATCGGATATACCAAAACGCAGGTGGAAGATACGATGTTGTCAATGCTTTCGCTATCACGGAAAGAACTGGAGAAGATAGATCGTGGGGATGAATACACGATAATGGAACGCACGATTGCCGGTGCATTGCTGAAAGGTCACGACAAGAACTCTCTGTTCAACTTGGAGATGTTGCTCACACGATCACAAGGCAAGCCAAAAGAAACAATTGACCAAACGATAGAAAGTAAAAATTTCACAATAACTTTGAATTTAGATGAAAGCAAACTGGAGAGATGAGAACATCCTACCACCTGAAGATGAACGACTTTGTGTGGTGAGTGATAACCAAGAAATCAAACACCTTGCCCGTTACATTGAGGGTTATTGGATTGATGAATTCACAGGGAACTTTGTGGAGATGTTGTACTGGATGCCCATCCCCTTACTGCCGTACGAATGACATCACAAGACAAAGCACAAGAAATCAAAGAATCGTTCAACAACTCGTTGACGGTGAAGGATTGCTCATTGGTTGCAGTTGACCAAATCATTGAGGCGTTGTCTCATAAAACTTGGGAGAATCGCAATGAGTTGATGTTCTATTTGGAGGTCAAACAAATACTGCAAGAACTATGAGAGTAATTCAATCCGGTCATCTTGGTGATTTGATCTATTCACTCACCGCAACAAAACGAGTTGCAGAGTTACACGGTGCGGTAGATTTCCACATCGGATTCCGTGAGCAGAATACTGTTTCCGGTCATCCAAGCGGAGGGTATTGTATGAACTTAAACTCATACGAATACATCAAACCATTGCTTGAGCATCAGTCGTACATAAGAAGGGTTGAGATGCACTCGCATATTGATATGGGTTATGACTTTGATAAGTTTAGACATCACGGATTGAATCTCGCTGCTGGTGATTTGAGACGGAATCACTTTCTTGTCTATCCTGAATTGATTACCGACCTTTACGAACCTTGCATTGAAGCGAATGAACCTATCCCATACTTTGCGGATAAGATTCTCTTAAACTTCTCTGCTCGTTATCGGAATCACGACATCAACTATTTCCCACTCAAGGAACACAAGTGCATTTTCTTTGGATACGAATCGGAGTACATCGCATTCACCGAGAGATGGAAGTTGGATTGTGAACTATTGAAATGTGAGGATGCTTTGATGTTGGCAACGATTGTCGGCAGTTGCAAGGCGTTCATTGGGAATCAGTCAAGCACCTACGCAATCGCAGAGCAAATGAAGGTAAAACGATTGCTTGAGGTATGCGTTCACTCACCAAATGTAATTCCCGTAAACAATGGCTTTGATTATGTAACGAATCAAGGCTTTAACTTTTTACTTAATACCCTATGAAACTTTTAATACTAACAGACGGAATCAATGGTGTGGTTTACCATCGCATCTACGCACCACATTTGAGAATGCAAATAAACGGAGAAGCGGAGGTTGATGTTTGCCAATCACAAGCCGAATGGATGACGGTTGACCTTGCACCTTACGATGTGATTGTTTTCTCACGATGGCTTGGAAAGAACCAGTACGATGTCTTGAAACGCATCACCGATGCCGGGAAGCCTTATGTGATTGATGTGGATGATTATTGGGTACTTCCAAAATACAATCCAGCATACTGGGCATATCGCAAAGGGATAAAGAACTCCATCAAGGATGCCATCAACTATGCGGATGCGGTATTCTGCACCACGCAAAAACTTGCCAATGAGGTGAGGACAATCAATGAGAATGTCTACATTGTGCCAAACTGCCTGGATACATCTCACAACCAATGGAAGCAACCAAAGGAGAAGAACGAGAGAGTGAAAATAGGATGGGTTGGTGGAATTACACACGAGGAGGATTTGAAGCTCATTGCCGATGACATCAATTCAATGGATGTGGATTTCTACATTTGCGGATATACTCCAAGTGATCATTGGAACAACATTGTCAAACTGATTCCCAAAGCCAACATCGTGCAAGGCACTTCGGTATTTGAATACGGTGAGGTATACAAGCATTTTGATTTCGTACTTGCACCCCTTCAGGACAACCACTTCAACAACTGCAAGAGTGAATTGAAGATTGTGGAAGCCGCAGCCTATTCTATCCCCATTATCTGTTCAGCAGTTTACCCATACTTATACCATACTGGAAACGATGGTGTGATTTTCGCAACCCAAAACAACTGGAAGGCATCCATTGAGAAACTGATTGATGCTGGTCATTCTGTAAGACGGTCAATGGGCGAATCAAATCGCATCTATTGTGAGACATACCACAACCTTGAACTGCACAACCTGACACGATTAAGTGTTTACCAAAGTTTATGCAAATAACCTATCAAAGACCATATGTCACGAGTTACCAAAAAGACATCCTTGATTGTGATGCTCGTTTTACCATTACTGCTGCGTCTACAAAGACGGGCAAGACGGCAAGTCATATCATATGGTTATTTGAACAAGCGTTGAAGTGCAAGGACAATCAATCGGTTTGGTGGGTTGCACCAGTATACCAACAAGCGGAAATTGCATTCCGAAGGATGAAGTCACAAGTGACCGACAAGAACTTCTTCATCAGTAATGAAACCAAACTTTTGCTCACTCTTCCAACGGGTGCAAGGATAGAATTCAAATCAGGTGAGAAGCCTGACAACTTGTATGGTGATGATGTCTACGCTGCGGTGATAGATGAGGCATCAAGGATGAGAGAGGAGAGTTGGTATGCGATGCGTTCAACTCTAACTGCCACACAAGGCAAGTGCAAACTGATTGGGAACGTGAAGGGAAAGAAGAATTGGTTCTACAAGTTGGGCGAACGGGCGAGAAGCGGGGAGAGTGACTATAAGTATTTCAAGATTACTGCATATGATGCGGTCAAGGAAGGGATTCTCAAACTTGAGGAGGTTGAACAAGCCAAACGAGATCTCCCACTTCACGTTTTCAACGAGTTGTATTTGGCAGAACCAGCCGATGACAAGACAAACCCATTCGGAATTGATGCAATCCACCGATGCATAGCACCAATAAGCAACAAAGCACCAGTAGCATTTGGCATTGACCTTGCAAAATATACGGATTGGACAGTCATAACGGGATTGGATAACGAGAATCGTGTGTGTTATACGGACAGATTCCAAGCCGATTGGACACAAACCAAGAACAAAATCATTTCAGTTGTTG